AAGGTGGTGGTATTTACAGACATAGAATTGACAAGGAATATAAAGCAAATCGTAAAACAAAAGAATGGTATCGAAAGATTGAAATGACTGCTGCAGAAATTCGCAGAGAAAAAGAAAAAGAAGAATCCCTACTAAAGCAAAGAAAAAGAGTTCAAGCGTATGCTGAAGAACTCTTTTTAAGGCAAATTGAAGTGGATGATATAGAAGCAGATGATATTATTGCTGCATATTGTCTACAAAAAAATAATAAAGAAGAGATTTTTTTATATTCAAATGATAGGGATTTTGCACAATTATTAGACCTTAATATAACCATAATTTTCCCAAATATTAATCAACCAGTAACTAAATCAAATTATATAATGCATTTTAATCATCATTATTCAAATGCATTGGTGATGAAAATAATTTGTGGTGATGATGCCGATAATGTTCAAGGAATTAGCGGTATGGGTGAGGATACACTATTAAAATATTTTCCTGAATTAAAATATAAACATCTTTCTGTTCGTGAAATCTGTGTTAAAGCAGATGAAATAAATAAAGAAAGAATTTTAAATAAAAAGAAACCACTTAAAGTATTAGAAAATTTATTAAACAATGTAGATAGGTTAAAAACTAATTTTAGACTAGTTAATTTAAGAGAACCGATGCTAAATGAACAGGCGGAAGATGAATTAAAACAACTAGAAATGCCATTATCTCCAGAAAATAGGGGAAGTAAAAATTTGTTTAAAATGATGCAAGAAGATGAATTTTTACAAATATATGGCAGTACATTTCCAAATTATGTTGAACCATTCTATACTGTCATAATGAATGAAAAACAATTACTTACTGAATATATGAAAAATAATAAGGGTAATTTATAAAAATTTCTTTTACTTTTGATAGATTCTTATTATATTTGTCGTAGTTAATAACAATTTAAATAAAAAATCTATGAGCGAAAAAGAAAATAACAATGTGTTTAGATTTTCCTTATATCAAGGAGATGTTTTGCTTTGTGAAAAAATATTTGATGCTGACCAGTTCAATCCTTTCACAAGGTATTCTATTGATATTAGAGATATATTACCACGTGCAATAACAAAATTACAGAAAACACTTTCTAAACGAAGTTATGATGCAGTTGTTGAAGTTGGGAGAAGAGATTTAAGTGTAGTTGGTGGCGAAAATCATGTATATGATTTGTTTGGTTATCACCAAAGTATGATTAATTCATATCCACAACATTATAGAAACGAAATGCGATATAATCCGCAACCAGTGGTTCAACAAATTGAAGAAAAAGTAATTCGTGGTGTTGAGTGTAAAATCGGATTATATATCAACGAAAATCCAATCGTAGAAAGATTGTTTTATGTTGATGGTTTTAATTCAGTTGCAAGATGGTCAGTTGATTTAACTGATGCAGTTGTTGAAATCGCAGACTCTATTTTTGAAAAAATCAAAAAGAATGATATTAAAAATATGTGGGATGATTATGATTTGATTAATTACAAAGGATTATCAATCAATCAGATTCGAGAACTTTCTTCATCTAAAAGAGAAGAAATGTTGAGGAAACTCATACGTAATTAATTCAATTAGTAATTATTAAAGTTATTGTGGATTATAATATCTGCAATAACTTTTCATACTCATATTTTTCGAAATGGCAGAATTAACAGAAAACACATTTTCAGCATATCTTGGTGTTGATTTTCAGCAAAAATTAATGTGGCAGTTACTGGTTGAACCAGAATTTGCTGAAAAAATTATACCTGATTTAGCAATTGAGTATTTTGACGACCCTAATTTAAGACGACTTTTTGTTATTATTTTGGAATTTTATAAAGAATATCAAAAAGTACCAAATCTTCAAAATAAAAGTATACAACAAGCAATCAATAAGTATAAAACACCCAATAATATTATTGAGGAAGAATCTTTATTTTCAGTAATTAAGCGTATTGAACTTTGGAATGAAAGAATAATCAATAAGCAAATGCTTTATGATGGTGATGTTGTTCAAAAAGCAGCACATCAATTTGTTAAACAACAAGAATACCGTAAACTTGCTGAAAATATTACAGATAAGGTAAAAAGTGGTGATATTAAAAACAAATATATTATAGCATCAATTGAAGAAAAATTTCAAAAAATTTCACATATTGGTGAAGAAGAAGATGATTGTGAAGAAGTTATTGAAGGTATTGATAAAGCATTAAGAAAGGAATTTAGACAACCGATACCAACGGGAATCGGTGCAATTGATGTATTGACTGGTGGTGGTTTGGGTAAGGGTGAAATTGGTGTAATATTAACACCATCTGGTGTTGGTAAAACTACTGCATTGACTGTCATTGCAAATACTGCGTATGAGGATGAAAAAAATGTAGCACAAATTATATTTGAGGACACTAAAGACCAAATAAAACGTAAGCATTATACTATTTGGGCAAAATCTAAATTAAGTAAACTTAATGATGATGAAGAAGAAATCGAAAGGGTAAAGAAAGTTGTTTACGATAAAGTTAAATCATTGGAAGGTAAAGGTAGACTGATTATAAAAAGATTTAAACAGGAAAATACTACAATGATGGATGTTCGTAATTGGATGCTTGCATACCAAAAGAAGCACGGATTTAAGTTCGATATGCTTGTTCTCGACTATCTTGATTGTCTTGAATCACATAAAAAAGTACCAGATAGAAATGAAGCAGAATTAGCAATTATTAAAGGATTTGAAGCACTTGCAAGTGATTTCGATATTCCCGCATGGACTGCTATTCAATCAAATCGTTCAGGTTTTGGTGCAGAATTTATTGAAGCACAACAATCTGGTGGTAACATTAAAAGAATTCAGAAAGCACACTTCTTTATGAGTGTTGCTAAAACACAAGAACAAAAAGAAGCACAACTTGCTAATATTTCAATATTAAAGGCAAGGTTTGCACAGGACGGTCAAAAATTTGAAGATTGTATATTTAATAACGATGCAATGCAAATTATAATTGAAGACCCTAGATATAAGTATTCTAAAATTAATAAGAGTTTAAAACATCATGATGAAAATGATATAAATAAACTTGAAAAACATGTAGAATCTGTTCAAACAAAGATTCACGAAAAAATTTGTGTGCGTGAAAGTGAAATAATGGAAAAGTTGAACAGTGATAATGTTAATGCTACTGTTGGTAATGCTATGTCTGACCCTCAAAAAATTAATGAATTGTTAAGAATGAATCAGTTGAATGAGTTTGAAACTCCAAAAATACATGATGCTGGTTCTGAAATTGAAACAATACATATTAATACAAGTAGAATGGATTTAAGTCAAGAAGAACTTAAAGAAATTGTTGAGTTTGCTAAAGAAGTTGTTAAAGAAAAAAGTGAAGAAATATTCGAACTTGATGAAAGTGAAGAAATAAATGAGGGAGTAAGTGAGGGAATGAATGAAGAAGCAACTAATATAGTTGGCGGTGGTGTAAATGATGGAGTAGGTGATGGTGTAAAAATCGAAGATACATCTTCTTTTGAATGGACTGGTGAAACAATTACTGTAAATAGTAATGAAATTCCTGAAGTAAAAATGGATGAAAACATTAAACTTGAACCTAAAATCGAGTCAAAAATTGAAGAAAATTCCATTTCAAGAATGCCACTACATAAAATATTAGAAGAAAAATCTGACGTGGAATTTAAGTTTGTTGACCCTGATGCACCACAAGGTGATGAAAAAAACATACAAGAAATTCTTGCAAAACTTCGTAAGAATCAGAATGTTATAAAAAATGAGTAAAAATTTTTATAAAAAATTGTAACTTTTTACAAAAACTTTCGTATTTATAGTTCCAGACGTGCAATAAAAATTTTTCACTTTTTTAAATTTTTTTTGAAAAACACTTGCACAATCAAAAAAAGTGTATTATTTTTGCATCGTCTTGGGACAAAGTTCTTTTAAGAATTGAATTTAAAATTGGGGAAGTATGCGAAAGTAAACTACAAAGATTATGGTCGTAATACTCCTTCAGGAGAACTGATTGTGATTTCAGTAAATGGTACAGCAGATTGTCTATGAAACAATTGTCTGCAGGTTCAAGTCCTGCCTTCCCCGCAAAAAAAGGAAACGGTTTGTTTTTACAGTAAATACAATTAACTCAGTTGGTAGAGTTTTTGCATGTCAAGCAGAATGTCGCTGGTTCAACTCCAGCATTGTCAAATACACCAAAAACAAACAAACTATCCTTTTCTCATTAAAAGTTATTGGATTCTTACAATAATCCGATTACATTGCGGGTTGGAGAAGCGGTATCTCGCTTGGCTCATAACCAAGAGGTCAAGGGTTCAAATCCCTTACCCGCTACAAAATGAAGAACGGTGACGATAATATGAACAAACTTCTTCAAAACTTATTAGGCTTGGTCAATCCTCTTGCGAAAGCAACGTAACCAAGCATTTTTTGAATGTTCTTTAGAATGCTGATATACGGGGAGATAGCAAAATGAAAAACAAAAAAATACTATCTCAATGCTTCCTTAAATGGAAGAACTTATGGTGTTTTCAGTAAAGGTAATGCAATTGTGTTGGAAACAATCAAATGAAGGTTCGATTCCTTCTCTCCCCGCAAATGGGAAAACGTAAAGTATTTACAGTAATACGATGGTTCGAATCCATCATTGTTCGCCAAAATTGAACGATTAGCCAAGTGGGTAAGGCACAAGTCTCTTAAACTTGCAAAACAAAAGAAAATACTTTAAAATTGTTCCCAACCTTTTAAAAGCGGATTCTTAAATAAACCCGCTTGAAGTTTTTGGCTGTTGATACCAGTGTTTTTCGCAAAAACGGGGCGTATCACCTAACATTTGAAGTTGTATTTTAGAATACAATAGGTCATGAATGGTTTTTTAAGCAGCAGTGCCGAGTTTTTCAAAAACATTAAATTAGTGGAAGAACTGGATGTGTTTACAGTAGTTGAAACATGCAATCTCCCCCCAAGTGAGAGGGGGAGACAACTTACCAACAATACAACCGAACTTCTTCTTAAACCGAAGAGGAGTTAT